TTTGCCTTGGGTGTTACCCTTGCGTATAACCACGGCTATGACAAAGCTAACACTAAATGGGAACAGGAGGTGCACAATGAGTACGTTAAGAAAGTTAAGGCGACTGAGGATAAACAAGCTGCTATCAACGAAATCTCACGACAATACCAAGAAGACCTTGCGGCGCTGGAGGGCAGCACTGATAGGGTCATTAATGATTTGCGTAACGATGGTAAGCGCTTGCGCGTCAAACTATCAGCCACCACACGAGAACTCCAAGCTAATGGTGGATGCCTCGTTGATGGTCGAGCCGAACTTGACGAAGAGTTTAGTAAGCGTCTTATCGGAGTAACTCAAAGAGGGGATGCGTGGATTAAGGCGCTCCAAAATACAATAACTGAAATGCAAGCTAAGAAGGAGAAGTAATTATGGCTACTACAAACTCAAGAACCCGCACACTATGGACCATCAATGGTCGCTCACCAGACAGTCGTGATGTGTACGACCGCAACAATATTGGTCTTCGTGTTGGGCGTATCGACATCCCAGCTTCGGAGATGGTTAAGGTTGAGGGCTACTCTAAGGTTGAATACGTTATCCAACTGAGTGATGGCACCACTGAGCAACACGCTACGTTCGAGACCCTTATGTCCACTTGGGGTGGCTCCGTCGAGTCTAAACCGGGTAGCGGGTTCATGACGGTGTTCCTGAATGAGCAAAGCACTGAGCGACTCGGTATGGTTCGAATCGACGTATACAAAGAGTGGACTGGTGCTGACCCTGAACCTGAAGGTGGTATGGCTTCCTTAGTTAGTGCAACGCTTTCTGCGTCTGATAGTGAATTTGGTACACAGTTCGTGGATAGCGAAGGGAAGAGCGTTTCCGTTATGTTCCAACCTAGTAACATCGACGGGGCTGTATCTAAGACCGACACTATCAAGGCTCTTGAGAAGCGCATTGCTGCCTTAGAGAAACCTGCCGAGTAACAATAGGAGGCCACAATGTCTACTCAAGCAAACAAGAATGCGCTCATCGTGGCGCAACTTAAGGGTGACTTCGTGGCCTTCCTGTTCGTCTTATGGAAGGCTCTGAACTTACCTAAACCAACCAAGTGTCAGATTGATATGGCACGTACACTCGCTAACGGCGACCACAAGAAGTTTATCCTTCAGGCGTTCCGTGGTATCGGCAAGTCCTTTATCACCTGTGCGTTCGTCGTGTGGGTCTTATGGCGTGACCCTCAACTTAAGGTTCTCATCGTGTCTGCCTCTAAGGAACGTGCGGACGCTAACTCCATCTTCATTAAGAACATCATCGACCTCCTTCCGTTCCTCTCTGAGTTGAAACCTCGACCGGGACAGCGTGACTCTGTTATTAGCTTTGACGTTGGCTTGGCGAAACCCGACCACTCACCCTCTGTGAAGTCTGTAGGTATTACTGGTCAGTTAACTGGTAGCCGTGCTGACATTATTATCGCAGATGACGTTGAGGTTCCCGGTAATAGCTCTACGAGTTCTGCTCGTGAGAAGCTCTGGACGTTGGTAACTGAGTTCGCTGCATTACTTAAGCCGCTGCCTACCTCTCGTGTTATCTACCTTGGCACACCTCAAACCGAGATGACGCTCTACAAGGAACTTGAGGATAACAAAGGGTACAGTACGGTAATCTGGCCTGCACAGTATCCACGTAATGATGCTGAGGCTCTCTACTATGGGGACCGCTTGGCTCCGATGCTTAAGGCTGAATACGATGAAGGCTTCGAGTTACTTCGTGGTCAACCTACTGACCCTATTCGATTCGACATGGATGACCTCCGTGAACGTGAACTCGAATATGGCAAAGCTGGCTACACGCTTCAGTTCATGCTTAACCCGAACCTTAGTGATGCCGAGAAGTACCCGCTACGACTCCGTGACGCTATCGTGTGCGCTGTGGACCCTGAACGTGCCCCATTGTCTTACCAGTGGTTGCCGAACCGTCAGAACCGCAATGAGGAACTCCCTAACGTTGGTCTGAAGGGTGATGACATCCATGCGTTCCATACGTGCTCTTCTCGTACCGCTGAGTATCAGTCTAAGATTCTGGTCATTGACCCAAGTGGTCGTGGTAAGGATGAGACCGGGTACGCAGTCCTCTACTCACTTAACGGTTATATCTACTTGATGGAAGTCGGTGGGTTCCGTGGTGGTTACGATGATGCTACCCTAGAGAAGCTCGCTAAGAAGGCCAAGCAGTGGAATGTACAGACAGTAGTCCACGAGTCCAACTTCGGTGACGGTATGTTCGGTAAGATTTTCTCTCCGATTCTCCTGAAGCATCACAAGTGTGCCTTAGAGGAAATCCGTGCTAAAGGCATGAAGGAGATGCGAATCTGCGATACTATCGAACCGTTGATGGGTGCGCACAAGCTGGTCATTCGTGATGAGGTTATCCGTGAGGACTACCAGACTGCTCGTGACCTTGATGGGAAACATGATGTTCGCTACAGTGCGTTCTATCAGATGACCCGTATGACCCGTGAGCGAGGCGCTGTGGCACACGATGACCGACTTGATGCTATCGCATTGGGTATCGAGTTCCTGCGTGAAGGGATGCTTGTGGACAGCCGTGTAGGTGAAGAAGAGATGACCCTTGAGTTCCTTGAACACCACATGGAGAAACAGACCGTTGGTGGTGATGCTATCCATAGCTACGATGTTGGTGGCGTGGACATCTACTACGAGGACGATGGAGATTCTAGCTGCTTCATTGAGTGGTAATAGATAAGTATGCGGGAAAGGTGCATAGGTAAGCACTTAGTACCGCTATGTTACCATTAAGTAACTTACTGATATACATGAAGAAATTAATACGACTCACTATTGGGAAGGGCACCCTAAGACAACTTAAAGACACTTAAAGACTGCATATGCAAAGTGCATACTTAGTGACTAACTCTTAGAGACCCTTACAGTGAGGGATGATAGTAATAGTAATTACATCCCTAACTATCAGTGTAACCATCAAGTATAACAAGGAGGACGCTCTATGCGCTTACTAACCGTGCTCAAGACACTGGCAACGCATCGAGTGACCTATAAATTTCTCGTTGTACTTGCTGCTTCCATTGGTCTCGCATCTAGTGCTGAACACATCGGTGAACTGGAGACTCTGCTTTGTTCTCTACTCACTTGTGTTCCTTAGACTGCTCATTGGCGCTTAGTGCGCGCTCTTAGTGATTATGGTCGATATACATCTTCCCTATAATCACTGTAAGAAGTCAACTCTAAGAGGTAGCCTTATGTATTCCTTAATGGTCTACAAGGTCTCTTAGGGTCTCTCACGTAGTCTCACCGCTATGCTCCCTACGTAGCACCTTATGATAGCCACTCCAAGGATAACCTTATGAGAGACTTGATGTACCCCTTTAAGAATCCTACAGAAAAATCTGAGTGGGTATCTCATAGTTCATACATAGTGGTTTCCCCCCTGTGGGTAACCCTGTAGATAACTTGTGGATAACTTGTGGATAACCTATGGATAACTCTGTGGATAACTCTAGGTTAGAGGCTGTGTGGATAACTTTAGGTGAGACTGTTGGTAACTCTGTGGATAACTTAGTGTCTCTGTGTCCCTATCTGTAAGTGACCATTGAGTATCTCCTTATGTCATCACCTTGAGTTATCACCTTATGACCATGCCTATCCTTATGTTAACCTTCAGTCAGTGCCTTATGTTTATCAGTGACAATAGGCTTCGTCACAAAGGGGAATCACTATCTTACTCTGTTTAGCAGTCTCTGAGTAATGAGAGAGACAAGTAGAATCGACTGAGTGTTTATAGTGCCTTAAAGATGGCTTAGAGTCAATAGCCTTTAATATGACTCACTATTGAGAGAGAGAGAGAGAGAAACACTAATAATGGTCATTCTCTCTTTATGTCCACTATAAGAGACTATAAGACAACTTAAAGAGAGGCTTTAAGATTCTTTAAGATTGAGTGTTGACATTGATAATGGCTTATGAGACTATAGCAACCGTTGAGAGACACAACGCTACCAACTACTAGACAATACCGCGAGTTATCTAGTAAAGCTGAAGAGTCTCAAGTAGTCATCAACCAGACATATGAAAGTGGTTGACTCAACGGTAACAAAGCAGTAAGCTACACAACGTCAACACAACGACTACCCTCTGAAACAACATGAGGTGTCACGGTAAGAAAGGTGTTGACAAGCAGTAAAGATAAGATGTAAGATGCACGACATGCAGTAAGGGTGTAGGGATAGGAACCGAGAAACCTGCCCGTGACCCGCCAACGGATAAGGCACTAGCCATGAGTCGAATTCGGTCACTCATCGCATAAAAGAATAACAGGTTGACAGTCTCCTTTAAAAACTGTAAGCTGTACCACATGCACTACATAACGTTCTTGTGAGGTCACACACTGAAAGTGACTCGGTGCTAACAAACCTGCACTTAAAGCTCTTTAACAATTTGGTCGTGTAATTCCCTTACTGCGAGACAGGTAGTCAAGAACTACGGGGATGACGTGAACGCACAAGCGTTTAAACAGTGATAACGCCGATAGCGATTAACTCAAGGGCATACATTAAGTAACAACGTGTGCTCTTTAATGATAATCACTAACACACACATAATGAGGCACTATCATGATTTACACTAACGAACCTGCAAACGTATTCTATGTACTGGTATCAGCGTTCCGCTCTAACCTCTGCGACGAAGTAAATATGAGTCGTCATCGTCACATGGTTAACTCACTGCGTAATGCACCGCTTGAATACGGTAGCGTTGAGTCTACAGATTTGACTGGTTGTTATCGGGAGGCTATCGCAAGTGCACCGACTGAGGAACTGACTGTTCGTGTACGCTGTGCCAACAAAGCTCAAGCAATAGCGGTCGCACGTCTGGCATGTAATGAGTTTGAACAGGACTGCGTACTGGTCTATAAGTCACAGACTCACACGGCTGGCTTAGTGTATGCTAAAGGCATTGACGGCTATAAAGCTGAACGTTTACCGGGTAGCTTCCAAGAAGTGCCTAAAGGCGCACCGCTTCAAGGTTGCTTCACGATTGATGAGTTCGGTCGCCGCTGGCAAGTACAGTAAGTGATAAACTCAAGGTCGCTCCTTGTGAGTGGCCTTTCATGATTATCATTTAACATGCAATAGGACTAACACCATGAGTAAACTTCTGGCAACATCTAAAATCAAAGGCCAATGCACTGTAACACTACGAGAGTATGATCACGGGGCAATGGGTAGCACCTACGTTGTGCGATACGGTAAACAGGTCACACATTGGGTGAACGAGGTTTTGGCACAAGAAGAATACCAAGCCTGCGTGATACACCAAGCAACATGTGCGGGCTGGAATGACTGATAACGCTATTTGAACTCTATAAGGTAACACCACATGTTATATACACTTGTTGCACTCGTTTACACTCTAATCGCGCTGTACTTCCTTCGAGACTTCCGCAAGGGTCTCAAGGTACACAAAGCTAACTTCTCGCACCTAAAGTATGGCTTCCTGCCGCGCTTCACTGTCCGTGAACGCAATGGACGCTTTAAGGCTAACAAGGTGGGAATCTTTTACATCGCAACGCACAAATAACATTAATCTTCTTTCTTAAATAGGACACAATCTAATGAATTACACCGACATTCAGGCACGTCTGGCAATCATCAAGTCTCTCCCGATTAGCGACTTGGACAAGCGCCAGCCTCTTTTGGTCGAACTGGCTGCTGACATCGTGAACGGTGAAACATGTGACGGAAACGACACCGATGGCTCGAACGGCTTGGAGTATCAGGACTGGTGGAACACCTTGGGCGCACTGATGCGTGATGCAGGATTCCGCATGTTAGGCAATGGTCACTTCAGCGCGGCCTACTCGCACGAATTGTTACCGGGTCGAGTCATCAAGGTTGGCTTTAAGAAAGAGGATTCAGGCGCTGCATACACTGCATTCTGTAGGATGCACCAAGGCCGAGCGGGTATCCCTAACGTCTATCACGTAGCACGTCATGCAGGTTGCTATACGGTTGTATTGGACCACTTGAACAGTTGCGACCGCAATAATTATGACCATGAGGTATACGCTGACCTCGCACGTTACTTTGTGGAGTCGGATTGCCATGACGCAAGCGACTTTGCACCGGGTGACTACGAGTTCATCGAAACCTGCAAAATGATTCGTGAGTTCTTCAAAGGCATTGCATCCTTCGACATGCACAGTGGGAACATTATGTTCGACGATAACGATGTTCCGTACATCACTGACCCGGTGAGTTTCTCACATGACCGTGAACGTGAGGACGGTTTTCCTCTGGACCCTGAAGCACTGCTGGCCGAGGTCGAGGCTGTAGCGCAAGAACGTATGATTGAACGTTGCCGCAACCGCAAGGCCAAGCGTGACCCTAATGGCACTTACTGGATGAACAAGAAAGCCAACATGAAACGCCGCAAGCGTAACCGTAAGTTACGTGCCAAGGTGGCTGAACGTGACCGCTTACACTTTATGGCAATCCGTAGGGAACGCGGTGTGATTGAGCGCAACGAACGCCGTGCTGAGATGCTCATGGGGTCTGCATGGCATGACTTCTGGCTGCGTAATGGTAACGCAACGGTCCGCAAGATTGACCAAGTGAACGGCTTCAAGTGGCAAGTGGCTGACGGTCTGGCTATCCAAGCTGGCGCACCACTGATGATTGACAAAATGATGGACGTATTGTTCATGGGCTGATAAGGTGTATCTTCAAGGTCGGCACTGACTGCTGGCCTTTATAGATAAACTTTCTCAACAACGTGAGGCAACAATGACTAACGTAATCAATGCACCAAAGAATGACTTCTCTGACATCGCTAACGCAATCCAGCCGTACAACATTCTGGCTGACCATTACGGCGCACAGCTTGCTGCTACTCAGCTTGAGTTAGAACACGAAGCGCACACTGAGGGCGAGAAGCGTTTCCTTAAGGCAATGGAGCGTCAAATCAAAGCGGGTGAGTTCGGTGACAACGCAGTGGCTAAACCTCTCCTGTCATCCCTCGCACCGAAGTTTATCGAGGCGTGGAACACTTGGTTCACTGAAGTGGAATCTAAGCGCGGTAAGCGTCCAGTGGCCTATAATCTGGTACAGAAGGTTGCACCTGAAGCGGCTGCTTTCATCACACTGAAGGTCACACTGGCTTGTTTAACCAAAGAGGAATACACCAACCTGCAAGCGGTCGCAACTAAGATTGGTCGCAGCATTGAAGATGAACTGCGTTTCGGTCGCATTCGTGACGAAGAAGCGAAGCACTTTAAGAATCACGTACAGGAAGCACTAAACAAGCGCGTAGGTATCGTCTACAAGAAGGCATTCATGCAAGCAGTAGAAGGCAAGATGTTAGATGCTGGTCAACTGCAAACCAAGTGGACCACATGGACACCTGAAGAAGCAATCCACGTTGGTGTACGTATGTTGGAACTGCTCATTGGGTCTACTGGTCTCGTTGAGTTACACCGACCGTTTGCTGGTAACGTTGAGAAGGATGGTGAGTACATCCAGTTAACCGAACAATACGTTGACCTGTTATCTAAACGTGCTGGTGCACTGGCTGCAATCGCTCCAATGTATCAACCTTGTGTGGTCCCTCCGAAGCCTTGGACTTCTCCGGTTGGTGGTGGCTATTGGGCTGCTGGTCGCAAGCCTCTCTCTCTGGTTCGCACTGGTTCCAAGAAGGGACTTGAGCGTTACAACGACGTGCATATGCCTGAAGTTTACAAGGCGGTTAACATCGCACAGAATACTCCTTGGAAGATTAACAAGAAGGTTCTGGCAGTGGTCAACGAGATTGTGAACTGGAAGCATTGCCCGGTTGAAGATGTACCTGCTCTCGAACGTGGTGAACTTCCGGTTAAACCTGAAGACATCGACACGAACGAAGCGGCACTCAAAGCATGGAAGAAAGCGGCCTCCGCAATCTACCGCAAGGAGAAGGCTCGCGTGTCTCGTCGTATGAGCATGGAGTTCATGTTAGGGCAAGCCAACAAGTTCGCACAGTTTAAAGCTATCTGGTTCCCTATGAACATGGACTGGCGCGGTCGTGTCTACGCTGTACCGATGTTTAACCCGCAAGGCAACGACATGACCAAGGGTCTGTTAACGCTCGCTAAAGGTAAACCAATCGGTGTTGATGGATACTACTGGCTGAAGATTCACGGTGCAAACACTGCTGGTGTGGACAAGGTGGACTTTGCAGAACGCATCAAGTTCATTGAGGACAACCACGAGAACATCATGAGCGTTGCGGCTGACCCTATTGCTAACACTTGGTGGGCTGAACAAGACTCTCCGTTCTGCTTCCTCGCATTCTGCTTTGAGTATGCAGGTGTGCAACACCACGGTATGAACTACAACTGCTCTCTGCCGCTGGCGTTCGATGGCTCTTGCTCTGGTATTCAACACTTCTCTGCAATGCTTCGTGATGAAGTAGGTGGACGCGCTGTTAACCTGCTGCCAAGCAAGGAAGTACAGGACATCTACCGCATCGTTGCCGAACGTGTGAACGAGATGCTCCGCGAAGCGGTAATCAACGGCACTGATAACGAAGTGGAAACAGTGACAAACAAGGACACTGGTGAAATCACTGAGAAGCTCAAGCTGGGAACGAAAGAGTTAGCTGGTCAGTGGCTGGCCTACGGTGTGACTCGCAAGGTCACTAAGCGTTCGGTCATGACGTTGGCTTACGGGTCCAAGGAGTACGGCTTCCGTGACCAAGTGCTAGAGGACACCATTCAGCCAGCTATCGACGATGGTAAAGGCTTGATGTTCACTCAACCGAACCAAGCGGCTGGCTATATGGCTAAACTGATTTGGGAATCGGTAACAGTGACTGTGGTCGCTGCGGTTGAAGCAATGAACTGGCTGAAGTCTGCGGCTAAACTCCTAGCTGCTGAAGTCAAGGACAAGAAGACTAAAGAGGTTCTCCGCAAGCGCTGCGCGGTACATTGGGTAACTCCTGATGGCTTCCCGGTCTGGCAGGAATACAAGAAGCCAGTACAGACTCGTTTGAACCTGATGTTCTTGGGGCAGATTCGTTTGCAGCCTACCGTGAACACCAACAAGGATAGCGGAATTGACGCACGTAAGCAGGAGTCAGGCATCGCACCTAACTTTGTTCACTCAATGGACGGTAGCCACCTGCGAATGACTGTAGTGCGCTCCAATGAGGTATACGGTGTGGAATCCTTTGCACTTATTCACGACTCATTTGGTACTATCCCTGCTGATGCTGGCAACCTGTTTAAAGCAGTGCGTGAAACGATGGTCAACACTTACGAAGAAAACGATGTACTCGCAGACTTCTATGAGCAATTTGCCGAGCAGTTGCACGAGTCACAGCTTGACAAGATGCCTGAGATGCCAGCTAAAGGTGCTCTCGACCTCCAAGAAATCCTCAAGTCAGACTTCGCTTTTGCCTGATGGTAATCTAATACGACTCACTATTGGGAGACCCTTGGGTTTCCCTACTTTAAGATAACTTTAAGTTTAACTTTAAGAGGAAACATAATCATGTTTACTTTCATCACTTCAGTAGGTGTTCTCGTATCAACCATTCTTGCAGCAACATACTATAATCGTTCAAATGTATTTCTCACTAAGCTAATCAAAGAAGAGAAGAACTCTCATGCACTCAAAGAGAGACTTGAAGATGGATGGCGAGAGAAGCAGGAACTAGCTGGTCGAATCCGTACCTTAGAGTTCGAACAACGATATGACATGTCGAACCAACGAGAACTCATTGAGCGTCTACGTGGTGAGGCAGTGGAGTACCGCAAGGAACTTAAAGAGGCAAAGAGTACCATCCGTGAGTACACTCACAGTGACATCACGTCTATCAAGTTTACTGCTCACATCCCGGATGCTGGATGGAAGCGCACTGAGTTCAAGCTAGGTATAGGGTCTTGCGGCAAAGAGGTTACATGTTTGCACTGGAAAGAACAGTCGGACCGCTACCTGCTGACACAGACGTGCACTGATGGTGAGCGCAAAGAGTTCACCTATTATAAGAAAGACGTAGCTGGTCGCATTGAGATTGCACGTAAGGTTGCAGACAATACGACTCACTAATGGGAAACACTGAAAGTTAAACTCAAGGTCATCTACATGGTGGCCTTCATTATTAACTGTCAACGATACTACCAAGAGGAAATAACATTATGCGTACCAACTTTGAACCAACCACTAAGCGCAACAACATCATCAATGAACATGGTGCTGAATGGCAGGAACGTAAAGACCGCATGAAGAAACGCCACAAGACACAACGTGGAAACTCTGAGAAACGCAACTGGAAGGAGGCACTCTAATGGGTCGCTTATACAGTGGTAACTTAATAGCATACAAAGACGCTATCGAACGACTTAAAGAAGACCATGATGCAAATGTGGTCGTTGAGACTTATCGCTATGAGGACTTCGCACAGCGCCGGATGGTCGCAGGAGAGACACTTCGAGTGGTCTTACGGGATGGCTTAATGCTGACCGCTAAGTGTTTCGAACAGGATGATGCAGACGTTCGCTGTAATGCACAGACTGAATGGCTCCGCAAGGTTCACAGTGATATGAAGCACTGGAAATAATACGACTCACTATTGCGAGAGGTAGACTCAAGGTCATCCGAAAGGTTGGCCTTTGTGATTAACTTTTGTTTAAACATTAACCATAACACACACACATATAGGAGTTCCATCATGGAAATCACATTCAAGACAAATCCACATAAAGCTGTATCATTCGTTGAGTCTGCCGTTAATAAAGCTCTCGACAAAGCTGGCTACCTGATTGCTGACATTAAATATGATGGCGTTCGTGGTAACATTGTAGTTGACAATACGGCTGACTCATTGTGGCTCTCTCGTGTCTCTAAAGAGATTCCTGCTCTGTCACATCTCAACGGGTACGACAAGCGCTGGGAGATGCTCCTGAAAGACGACCGCTGTATCTTCCCTGATGGCTTCATGCTTGATGGTGAACTGATGGTCAAAGGCGTGGACTTTAACACAGGGTCTGGCCTCCTGCGTACCAAGTGGGTCAAGACGGACAACCTACTGGCTCACAATGATGTGGCTGGTGTCCCTCTCAAGAAGAACAAGAATGGTGACTTCACGGTTGATGGTAAGATTCCATTCCACCTAGACACTGAGAAACTAAAGGTTATCCTCTATGGTGTCATGCCGTTTGACTCTATGGTCTCCGGTGAGACCTACGAAGTGATGAACCTACTGATGCGCGAGCACGTTAAGGCTATGCTGCCAGTGCTGCGTGAGCACTTCCCTGAAATCGAATGGGACATCTCTGAGAGCTACGAGGTCTACGATATGGTAGAACTGAATGCCCTCTATGAGAAAGCCCGTGCCGATGGTCATGAAGGTCTGGTAGTCAAAGACCCTCTGGGCTTCTACATGCGTGGCAAGAAGTCTGGCTACTGGAAGATGAAGCCTGAGTGTGAAGCTGATGGTGTCATTGTGGGACTCAATTGGGGTACTCCGGGTCTGGCTAACGAAGGTAAAGTGATTGGCTTCGAGGTTCTCCTTGAGTCCGGTCGCGTAGTCTCTGCCAACAACATTAGCCAAGCGTTGATGGATGAGTTTACCAATAACGTTTTTGATGCTACAAACATCCTAAATGTAAGAACTGAGAGTGATTGGGTTAACCCTTATCAGGGCTGGCAGTGTCAAGTAAACTACATGGAGGAAACAAGCGATGGGTCATTGCGGCATCCCTCATTCTCCTGCTTCCGAGGAACTGAGGACAATCCTAAAGAAAAGATTTAAAGTAAACAGGGAGGCTCCTAGTGGCCTCTCCAAGCCCAACGGTAAGCCAGTAGGATACTTGAATAAGGCTGGCTATTGGGTATTATGTGTGAGGGTCAACGGAGTGGCACATCACCTACGAGTCCATCGGGTAATTTGGGAACTAATAAATGGTGCAATACCTGAAGGACTACAAGTTGACCACATAGACCGAAACAAAGGTAACAACCTCATAGAGAATCTTAGGGTGGTTACTTGTGCTGTTAACAACCAGAACAAAGGTACATTCACGACCAACAAGCTGGGATTGAAGCACATCTCTAAGAGGAATGACAGGGAACTATATACTGTCTGTATCAGGAGGAATGGTGCTAGGCATGTTTCCTACCACAAAACGCTTGACGAGGCGATAGCCGCCCGTGATGAAGCACTATCATAAACAAACGGTCAGTCCTTCGTGGGCTGGCCTTTTTGCGTTTCTATACGACTCACTATGGAGGAACAACCTCATGCTATTTCTAATTGTTGCTATCATTGTTGCCACCTTTGCTCTCGTTATCATTGATGACAACTGCTGGCCTGATTGTTAATACGACTCACCTATGGAGGACACAACTATGTTAAGACTTCACTTCAACAAATCTAATGGTATCTTTTCGGCTCGTGGTGCTGACCGCTCGACGGTTCTGGCCTCTGAGAAACACGCAGTCATCCCTAAAGTGCTTGGTTCGACCATTGAGTTAGCACCCCGTGTTCACGCTGTAATCACCACTGGCTTATATAAAGAAGCGACCACTGGCTCCCGGCCTTTCATCCCGGTTCTCGTCACGCGTTTCCCTAAAGTCCGTCTGGTCATTGCACGTATCAAGGAGGTGTTCTAATGGGACTGCTAGATGGTGATGCGTGGGAGAAAGACCACAAACAACCACAAGATATAGAGGGCGTTCGGACTCCGAGCCACTATATGTTGTTTGACGACATTGAGGCTATCGAAGTGATTGCCCGGTCGATGACCCGTGAACAGTTCAAAGGGTATTGCTACGGGAACATCCTTAAGTATCGCCTACGTGCTGGTAAGAAATCTGAACTGGCATTCTTAGAGAAGGACATGGCGAAAGCTGGGTTCTATGGTGAACTGTTCGAGAAACATAAGGACAAGTGCTATGATTATTAAGGTCGAGTATGTGGGTGAAGATGATATGATGGCACTAGTTAAACGCCATGACATATTCTTTGCAGAGCGAACATGGGACGGTAAGTTCTATAAGATCATGAACAAGCATGACGAAGAAGTATATCTTTCACGTAACGAGGTGATTGAATATGACGATTCTTAAACCGAGTGAGTGGTGTGAGCGTATGTTCGAAAAGACGGGAAACGCTGACTACCTCGAATTATACAATCAGTGGAAGGAGAGAGGACAATGAGCAATTTAAACAAAGGGTCACTGGTCAACGGTGACAAGAAGTTCTTCGCAACGGTAGAAGGCCAAGGCCAATCGTTCGAAGTCCCTGTGTTTGCTGTGTCTCTTGAAGAGGCCAACGAGTTAGCTGAGTGGCAATATGTCCCGGCTGGCTTCGCAGTGACACGCATTCGTCCAGACCGAAAGGTTTAATAGGACTCACTATTGGGAGACACATCGTTTCCCACTTTTAACTTTCAGAAACCTCAAAGGAGAAACATCATGGCTTTCAATAAACGTAAAGTATTCACTTCCGCTCGTGGCGTTGCTGAACCTTACTGCTATCTGGCTAAACCAGACTTCGGTAGCGGTGACTTCAAGAACGAACGTGGTGTCTACAAAGTGTCACTGACTGTATCCAACGACGACCCTCGCTGTCAGAAAATGATTGACGAGATTGTCGAAGCCCACGAAACGGACTACGCTGCACGTCTCGAAGAGTACGAAGCGAACCCGCCGAAAGTTGTCAAGGGTAAGAAACCACTGAAGCCATACGTTGGCGACATGCCTTTCATGGATAACGAAGATGGAACCACTACGTTCAACTTCAAGTGCTACGGCTCGTTCACTGACAAGAAGACTGGTGAGAACAAACCAATCGACTTGGCTATTGTGGACTCCAAAGGTAAGCGCATTCGTGGTGAGCGTCCGGCTATCTCCGGTGGCTCTGAACTGAAGATTAAATACACCCTGTTCCCTTATGGTTGGTCTGCTGTGGCAGGTGCTTCCGTTAAGCTGCAACTGGATTCCGTGATGCTGATTAAGCTGGTCGAGTTCGGTGGTGGTGAGGATGACTGGGCGGATGAAGTCGAAGAAGACGGGTACGAAGCTGATGAAGCACAGACCCGCAAGCCGCAAAACGACTCTGGCTGGAATGAAGAACCAGAAGAAGAAGAAGAGGACGATGAAGACGAAGACGGTGACTTCTAATGGCTAAGGGCTATGCAGGTCGAGGCACTCGTGTGGGTGCCTTTCGCTCTGGCTTGGAGGATAAGGTAAGCAAGCAACTCGAAGGGAAGAACATTAAGTTCGACTATGAGCGCTGGCGAGTACCCTATGTTATACCTGCAAGCAACCATACATATTGCCCGGACTTCCTGTTACCTAATGGAATCTTTGTGGAAACCAAAGGTCTGTGGGATAGTGAGGACCGTAAGAAACACTTGCTGATTCGTGAACAGTATCCTGAACTTGATGTTCGCATCGTGTTCTCTTCAAGCCGCTCCAAGCTGTACAAAGGGTCTCCGACCAGTTACGGTGAGTGGTGCGAGAAGCATGGCATTCTGTTTGCTGACAAGTTAATTCCAGTTGATTGGCTGAAAGAGCCTTCTAAGGATGTTCCATTCGATAAATTTAAAGAGGTGAAGAAGAAATGAGTAAGGTACAATTCAAACCACGCGCTGTGACAGAAGCAATCTTTGTCCACTGTAGCGCAACTAAGGCGACCATGAATGTTGGTCTGCGTGAAATCCGTCAGTGGCATAAAGAACAGGGCTGGCTTGATGTAGGCTACCACTTCATTATCCGCCGTGATGGTACAATCGAAGAAGGCCGCCCTGTCGATGTCGTAGGGTCTCACGTTAAGGACTGGAACAGTAAGTCAGTCGGTGTGTGCCTCGTTGGTGGCATTGACGATAAAGGTAAGTTCGAAGCTAACTTTACGCCAGCACAGATGCAGTCTCTTAAAGAGAAACTTGCAGACCTGCTGGACATGTATCCAGATGCTGAAGTGAAAGCTCACCATGACGTTGCACCTAAAGCCTGTCCGTCCTTCAACTTGAGCCGCTGGCTGAAGACTGGAGAACTGGTTACAAGCGATTGGGGTTAATAGAACTCACTATGGGAGGACCGAAAGGTTTCTCCCTTTGTTCGCTAAAATTGTATAAGGAGTAACCACTATGCGTAAGCTCTTTGGTGAAGCACTTCCGGTGACACTCTTGGTCATCGTCATTATCGTTTGTGGCGCACTGCGTCCGTTCCTGTAGGAGTCCTATCATGGATATGGAAGAACAACAAGAGAGTATATTTCTCTATCATTTACCTTGTGAGAACTGCGGGTCGTCAGATGGTAACGGAATGTATTCTGATGGACATCAATATTGTTTCGTATGTCAGAATCATGTGCGTGGCACTGAGGAAACCCGTGAGCAAGTCTCCAAGAAGCGGAAACGCACTTATAATACTGGAGGTGACACAATGTCCAACCTGTTAAACTTTGGGGATTCAGATGGTCGCTACACGAACCTCAAAGCTCGTGGCCTTATGGAAGCTATCTGCCGTAAGTATGGCTATTGGGTAGCGAAGGTAAACGGTGAGATGCTGCAAGTTGCAAACTACTATGACGTTGAGGGAAACCTCGTTGGTCAGAAGGTACGTGACAAGCACAAAGAGTTCTCCGCTAAGGGGAAACTCAAAGCTGACCTATTGTTCGGTAAGCAGTTGTGGAATGGTGGCAAGAAGATTGTTGTGACAGAAGGTGAGATTGATTGCTTGACTGTAGCGCAACTTCAAGAAGGGAAGTATCCCGTTGTGAGTCTCCCTATGGGTGCTCAAGCCGCAAAGAAAACGTGTGCTGCTAACTATGAATACTTTGACCAGTTCGATGAGATTATCCTGATGTTCGACATGGATGAGCCGGGCCGTAAGGCTATCGAAGAATGTGCTCCTGTCCTGCCTAGCGGGAAAGTCCGAGTCGCTGTACTGCCTCTTAAGGATGCCAACGAGTGTTTACTCAATGGACAAGCCAAAGCAGTAACCGACCAGATTTGGAATGCGCAACCTTGGGTGCCAGATGGTGTTGTCTCTGCTGTGTCACTCAAAGACCGTGTGCGTGAAGCTATGGTCAAAGAGGAAACAACAGGTCTACTCTTCACGGGCCAACCGAAGCTCAACGACATGACGCTGGGTGCTCGTGGTGGTGAAGTCATCATGGTCACTTCAGGTTCCGGTATGGGTAAGTCAACATTCGTCCGTCAACAGATGCTCATGTGGGGCAAAGGTGGTGCGAAGGTAGGCTTGGCGATGCTCGAAGAAGCCGTTGAGGAAACTGTTCAGGACTTAATGGGCTTGAACAACCACGTCCGTTTACGTCAGGACAAAGAACTCAAGATGCAAATCTTAGAGGACGGTCGTTTCGATGAATGGTACGATGTCCTATTTAACACAGATATGTTCCACCTGTATGATTCCTTTGCGGAGTCACAGGAAGACCGTCTGTTTGCGAAGCTGGCCTATATGGTCGATGGCTTGGACTGTAACGTCATCCTGCTTGACCATATTTCTATTGTGGTCTCCGGGATGGAAGATAACTCTGATGAGCGTAAGACGATTGACCGATTGATGACCAAGCTGAAAGCCTTTGCGAAGACTAAAGGTGTGGTCGTTGTGGTAATCTGTCACCTCAAGAATCCTGAGAAGGGGAAAGCACATGAAGAAGGTCGTCCTGTTAGTATTACTGACCTGCGCGGCTCTGGCGCACTACGTCAACTTAGTGATACCATCATTGCCTTGGAGCGTAACCAGCAAGGTGACTATCCTAATCTTGTCCAGTTGCGTGTTCTCAAGTGTCGTTTTACTGGCGATACTGGCGTGGCTGGACACATGGCCTACAACAAAGAAACCGGATGGCTCGAACCGACTGCATCACCTGAAGATGAAGGAGATGGAGATAGCGGCTGGGAACCAGAAGACGATGGTAAAGACTTCTGAGCAATCTATACAACTCACTAAGGGGACAGACACTCTGTTCCCACTTATCAATCCGCTTAAGGAGAATCACAATGTTTAAATTCATCAATACTCTTGGTAAGCTGGTAGTTAAAATGTACTTCCGTGAAGCTAAACGTCTGAACGACAAGGCACGTAAGGACGCTGCACAGGCTCAACGCTTGGCTAAACAGGCGCGTCTGCTGTCTGAAGATGCAAGTGCTGGCGTAACGTCTGCTGCTAAGATTGCAGCTAAAGCAACCGACCTCAACAAATTCTTTCTGTAAGGAGTGACACATTATGGCTATTAAATTCCCCGGCAACACGATCCGTCTGTCCGACACCATCGACCAGTATGCTCGTCGAGTACATATTAACGTCCGTAATGGCAAGGTCACTTTGGTCTACCGTTGGAAGGACCATAAGTCCACCAAGGCGCACACACAGCGTGTGACTCTTGACGATACACAGGCAGGTCGTCTGCTGGCTTCCGTTGCTGTAGCTGCTACTGTGGCTGTAGGTGAAGACAAGACTCGTGAACTCCTGATGTCCAAAGTGACTGGCGAAGAGGGCATGATTCTGGCTGCGAAATCTGGAATCTAAAAGAGTTAAACTAAAGGTCATCTTAACGGATGGCCTTCATGATTAACTTTTGTATGAAATCTATTCAACTCACTAATGGGAGAACAATACTATGCGTAATCGTACCGTAATCGAAGCTGAAATCGCTAAACTGGAAGCAGAACTGGCAGACGTTAAAGAGCATGAATGTGCTCGTGACTCCGCTGTCCACATCCTGAAGAACTTAGGGTGGACCCGCAAGTACGGTAAATGGGTCAAACCAGTAGCCAAGTGTGGTAGCGTTGGTATGCAGACTTTCGATGCAGACAAGATGACCCACATCAAGGTTGGGGACTTCTGTACCTCCACCAGCAACGCAAACATTTGGTATGACCGTAAGGTCGAAGGGACTGACATTTGGTGTTCCCGTGTGACACGTATTGACGCAATGGGTACAGTCGCTGGTATTCAGTACCACAAGATGAACCACAAGAACCTGCGTGTGATTGACCCGAAGAACTTCATGGGCTACCGCAAATCTACATTTTAAGGAGTAAACACAATGTTACTATCCGACATCGAAACAAACGGGTTGCTGCACAACGTTAGTCAATTTCACTGTGCGGTGACTTACGACTACACAACTGACCAGTACATCCGTTATCGACCTGATGACTTTGGGGCATACATTGATGCACTCGAAGCTGAGGTTGCTCGCGGTGGTCTCATTGTGTTTCACAACGGGCACAAGTATGACATTCCGGTTATTGAGAAGCTGGCAAAGCTGATTCTGAATCGTGACGTTAAGTTCCCGAAAGAGAACGTATTGGACACCTTAGTGATGTCCCGACTGATTTACTCTAACATCAAAGACACCGATGCTGGTCTGCTCCGTGCTGGCAAGCTACCGGGTAGTCGCTTTGGGTCTCACGCTCTGGAAGCATGGGGCTACCGCTTAGGCGAAATGAAGGGTGAGTACAAGGACGACTTTAAGAAGTCACTGGAAGAGTCTGGTGATGAATACGAAGACGGGATGGAGTGGATGTTCTTCAACGAAGACATGATGGAATATAACGTTCAAGACGTTGTAGTCACCAAGGCACTCTTTGAGAAACTGTGTAGTAACACTTTCTATTTCCCTAACGAGACACCCGCTGGAAGCACAGAAGCAGACCGTTTCTGGAATGGTAGCATTGAGGCTGTCAAACTGGAACATGATGCTGCATGGTTGTTAGCTAAGATGGAACGTAACGGTTTTCCTATTGACATCAAGTCCTTAGAGAACCTCTACGCTGAACTGTCTGGTCGCCGTGGTGAACTGCTGGTCGAACTGACCAACACTTTCGGATCATGGTATCAGGCCAAGGGTGGCGTTGAAGCATTCCGTCATCCGAGAACTGGTAAGCCTCTCACTAAGTACCCTCGTGTGAAGTATCCGAAACAGGGTGGCATCTTTAAGAAGCCGAAGAACAAGAAGCAACGCGAAGGCCTGGAACCTTGTGAACTGGACACTCGTGATTATGTGGAGGGCGCACCATATACGCCTGTAGAGCACGTTGTGTTTAACCCTGCTAGCCGTGACCACATCACCCGTGTGCTTACCAAAGCTGGCTGGGTGCCCGTTGAGTTCACTCCTAGTGGTGCACCAAAGGTAGACGATGAGGTCTTAGAGCACGTTAAGGTAGACGACCCGGATGCACAGCGTTGCATTGAGTTGATTAAAGAATACCTTATGATTCAGAAGCGTATCGGTCAGGTTGCTGAAGGTGATAACGGCTGGCTCCGAATGATTGGAGACGATGGTCGTATTCACGGAAGCGTTAACCCGAACGGTGCGGTAACTGGTCGTGCAACTCATAGCTTCCCTAACGTGGCACAGGTGCCTTCAATCCGTGCTGCATATGGTGAACCTTGCCGTGCTGCTTTCGGTGCTGAGCACAACCTGAAAGACGGTAAGCCAGACCCTTGGATTCAAGTTGGTGTGGATGCGTCCGGCCTTGAGCTACGTTGCTTGGGCCACTTCATGTATCGTTATGATGAGGGTGAGTACGTTGAGACTATCCTCACTGGTGACATCCATACTAAGAACCAATTGGCTGCTGGTCTGCCTACTCGTGATAACGCTAAGACGTTTATCTATGGGTTCCTCTATGGTGCTGGTGCTGCGAAGATTGGACAGATTGTTGGTGGTACTGCCGAAGATGGTAAGCGACTCATCAAGAACTTCCTTGAGCAAACTCCGGCTATCGCTGCGTTACGTGAAGCAATCACAGGGACACTCGTCAAGGACTCCAAGTGGGTTGGCGGTGAACAGAAAGTAACTTGGAAACGTCGTTGGGTTCGAGGCTTGGACGGTCGTAAAGTACACGTCCGTAGTCCTCACGCTGCGTTGAACACCTTGTTGCAGTCTGCTGGTGCTCTGATTTGTAAACTGTGGATTGTTGAGACTGAACGTCTGTTACTGGAAGCTGGCCTTAAGCATGGCTGGGATGGTGACTTTGCTTATATGGCTTGGGTTCATGATGAAATTCAGGTAGCTGCACGTACTCAAGAGATTGCCGATAAGATTGTCGAGTTGGCACAGCAAGCAATGCGTAATGTGGGAGACCACTTTAACTTTAGATGTCAGTTAGATACCGAAGGTAAGACTGGCGCAAACTGGAAAGATTGTCACTAATAGGAGGCCACTTATGGCATGGCGATACAGGATTCGAGAAGTCCGAATGACTACAGGTGAGACTTTATATTACCCGCAGTTCCGTCATGAGTGGTTCCCGTTCTGGTGCCACTTTAAGGACTACCCGGAAGAACGTAAGGTGTCATTCACTTATTACAGTGAGGCACTTGAGTTCGTCAACGAGTCTAAATCAACTGATGAACCTGAAGTAAAACAGGTTGTCAAGAATCACTATCTTTAAGGAGAAATGTATCATGGCTATTACTAAACGTTTTAAAGTATCATTCGAAATGACCGTAAAGGTTGACTCTGAGACTGAAGATATGATTAAGGAACGCATCTTGGATTTGGCTCGCAGCGTTCGTGATGGTGAGTCCGTAAGTGCGCAGGACAAAGAGTTACTCGTACAGGCTCTTACTCATGGTGCCGATGGTGTTGTTGCCTTTGCTGTTAAGCAGGGCATTCGTAATGAAATCCGTGAGATGGGCATTGAGCACCACGGAGAGGGCATTAAGTTTGCACCTGCAACTATTCGTGAGGTGAAGTAATGGGTGATTATCTACGTGTACTGGCGGCTATTAAAAGCTGCCCTAAGACCTTTCAGTCGAACTATGTGCGCAACAATGCGTCACTGGTGGCTGAGGCTGCGAGTCGTGGCCATATCTCTTGCCTATCGGTTGATGGGCGTAATGCTGGCGCTTGGGAAGTAACAGGCGCTGGTGTCCGTTTCCTGAAGAAGATGGGAGGTTGCGTATGAGCGCCATTACACTGAAGGAGTTCTATGAGATTCGCCAAGGTAAATCCGATAAGGGTGTTCTCGTAATGGATGGTGACTGGCTGGTATTCCAAGCGATGGCAGCAAGTGAGGTCGAGACCGATTGGGGAGATGACACATGGACCTTAGAGTGTGACCACGGGAAAGCGTGGAATATTCTGGTAGACTCCATTAAGTCCTACGCTGGTCGTAAGAAGGCTTGGTGTGATGCACCTATCGTGTTGGCCTTTACTGACTCTGTGAACTGGCGTAAGGAACTGGTGGACCCAACCTACAAGGAGAACCGTAAGGCATCCCGTAAGCCTGTAGGCTACCGTGCGTTCGTCGAGCGTGTTCAAGCCTGTGAGGACTGGACGTCTATCCTTGAGGACCGACTTGAGGGTGATGACGTAATGGGAATCATTGGGTCTGGTGCTAAACATTTTGGTTTCAAGAAGGCTGTGTTGATCTCCTGTGATAAGGACTTTAAGACCATCCCTGATTGTGACTTCTTGTGGTGCACAACTGGTAACATCTTGACTCAAGACCAGACTACTGCTGACTACTGGCACATCTATCAGACCATTAAAGGTGACTTGACAGATGGCTATAGTGGCATTCCGGGCTGGGGTGAGACTACCGCTGAGTGGCTGGAGAACCCATATGCCTTTGAACAGGTTGAGAAAACCTTTAAGTCTGGTGCCCGTAAGGGTCAGACAGTCCTCGAATGGAAGAAGGTTGACATGGGAGACCGAACCTTGTGGGAAGCGATTGTGACCCTTGGTGCCAAAGCTGGGATGACCGAAGAGGAAATAATTAAGCAAGGCCAGATGGCTCGCATCCTTCGTTTCGAAGAGTACAACTTTATCGACAAGGAGATTTACCTATGGTCGCCGGAACAGTTGCGTTCGTAATGTTCGCAATCGTAGCCTTCGCTATGGTGTGGGCTGCATTTATAGCTAAGAGTGTGTAACTCTAGGCATTCTTCTCGACAGTGAAATCAATACGACTCACTATTGAGAGGGGTGCCTATATGATACCTACTTTAAGTTTAACTTTAAGGAGAACATTAATTATGTTAACCCCTATCAAGAAGTATATGGAGAACCCACAAGATATTCCTAATGTGCCTCGTGCAACTATGGAGTACCTACAGGTTCAATACAATGCTGGATATGCTATTCAGTCAGGACTAATCAACCGATTGAAACAGGCTGGATGGTCTGAAAGCTACATCGCTGGGTTCCTCGCGGGTCTCAACTATGCGTCTCAAACTCTGGATGACATGGAGGCAATCCGTAAGGAACAGGCTGAGTCCTAGTGTTATGGAGGTCTTATGTGCTTTTCACCAAAGATTAAGACACCTAAAGTAAAGACTGAATCCATCCGAGCTATCGACCCTGCTCCACTGACTGAGGAACCGAAAGGTATTCTCTTTGGTGGCGAAGAGGACAACGATAGCGGAACCTCTTCTGAGGTACCAACGGGTGGTAAGAAGTCCCTGAAGGTGAAACTGGATGACTCCGTTGAGAAATCCAAGAAGGCAGACTCCGCTGCTGCCAAGAAGAAGTCCAAGTCTGGTATCCGTACCAGTGTCTTTAAGAAGAAATAATTAGGAGGTTTATCATGGGTTGGGGTAAAAAGATTCGTAAGAAAATCAAAAAGACTATCAAGAAAGTAACTAAGCCTATCGAGAAGGTAGTCAAGGAAACTGGTAAGGTAGTCGAGAAGGTCGGTAAGGAAGCTGGTAAAGCTGTAGGTGGCGTTGCTGGTGCTCTTACTGGTGGTAAGCCTGATGTACAGGTAGTTGAACAAGCTGCTCCTGTAGCTGCTCCGGCTCCTGCTGCTGCACAGATTATCGAGCCGCCGAGTAAAGACGATGTGGACACAGATGATGATGCACAGACCGAATCTGGCAAGAAGAAAGCTCGTGCTGGTGGTAAGAAATCACTTAGTGTCGCTCGTAGTTCTGGCGGTGGTCTTAATATCTAACAAGGAGGCGCTAAATGGCAAGCTCACAGAAACGTGAAGGCTTCGCTGAGAATGGTGCCAAGGCGGTGTATGACTCATTGAAGAACGACCGGAACTCCTATGAGACCCGTGCGGAAAACTGTGCGAAGTACACCATCCCTTCGTTGTTCCCTAAAGACTCCGACAACGCCTCTACTGACTACACGACTCCGTGGCAAGCAGTGGGCGCTCGTGGTCTGAACAACTTGGCCTCTAAGCTCATGCTTGCTCTGTTCCCTATGCAGACTTGGATGAAGTTGACCATATCTGAGTTCGAAGCGAAACAATTGGTAGCACAACCTGCTGAACTGGCGAAGGTCGAAGAAGGTCTCTCTATGGTCGAGCGAATCTTGATGAACTACATCGAGTCAAACTCATACCGTGTGACACTCTTTGAGACCCTAAAGCAGTTAGTCGTAGCAGGTAACGCTCTGCTGTACATTCCTGAACCTGAAGGTACTTACAATCCCATGAAGTTATACCGCCTGTCTTCTTATGTTGTCCAACGAGACGCATTCGGCACGGTACTACAGATTGTGACCTTGGATAAGACTGCCTATGCAGCACTACCCGAAGACGTAAGGAACTCTATGGACTCCGGTCAGGAACATAAGGGTGACGAGATGATTGATGTGTACACTCACATTTATCTTGACGAAGAATCTGGTGAGTACCTCAAGTACGAAGAGATTGATGGTGTTGAAGTCGATGGTACAGATGCTTCTTACCCGGTGGACGCTTGTCCTTATATCCCGGTTCGCATGGTACGCATTGATGGAGAATCATATGGTCGTTCTTACTGTGAGGAATACTTAGGTGACTTACGGTCCCTTGAGAACCTCCAAGAAGCTATCGTTAAGATGTCAATGATTAGTGCAAAAGTTATCGGCTTGGTTAACCCTGCTGGTATCACACAGGTTCGTCGTTTGACCAAAGCACAGACAGGTGACTTCGTGTCCGGTCGTCCAGAAGACATCTCGTTCCTTCAGCTTGAAAAGGCCGCAGACTTCTCTGTAGCGAAAGCTGTGAGTGAACAGATTGAGGGCCGACTATCCTATGCCTTTATGTTGAACTCCGCTGTGCAACGTACTGGTGAGCGTGTGACTGCCGAAGAGATTCGTTATGTTGCATCTGAACTCGAAGATACCCTTGGTGGCGTCTATTCGATTCTCTCACAGGAACTTCAATTACCGATGGTTCGTGTCCTTCTGAAGCAACTTCAAGCAACCAATCAGATTCCTGAGTTACCGAAAGAGGCCGTTGAGCCTACTATCAGTACCGGGATGGAAGCATTGGGTCGCGGTCAAGACCTCGATAAGCTGGAACGTTGTATCGCCGCATGGTCTGCTCTGGCTCCTATGCAGCAAGACCCGGACATCAACATTGCGACCATTAAGTTGCGCATTGCGAACGCTATCGGCATCGACACTTCTGGTATCCTTAAGACACCTGAAGAGAAACAACAGGAAATGGCTGAGTCCGCTCAAGGTACTGCTCTGGAGAACGCTGCTGCGTCTGCTGGTGCTGGTGCTGGTGCGCTGGCTACTGCAAGTCCTGAGAACATGGAAGCTGCTGCTGCACAGGCTGGTATGGTTCCTAATTAATACGACTCACTAATGGGAGAGACACTACGTCCTCCCTTTGAGTTCTAAACTTTATTATCAAAGGAGATACAATATGTCCGGTGAATCTAATGCTGACGTTTACGCATCTTTCGGTGTGAACTCTGCGGTTGTCGGTGGGTCTACTCCTACTGACCACGAACAGGCTATGCTTGAACTCGATGTTGCTGCCCGTGATGGCGATGATGCAATCGAGTTAGTTGGCAATGATGACCCTTATGGTAATCCAGACCCGTTTGGTGAAGAGGATGAGAATCGTACTGAGATTCGTATCTCCACTGATGGTGAATCTGAAGAGACCGAAGAGGGTGAGGTTGATTACTCCGAAGGCAACGAAGAAGGTTCCGAAGAGTTTGAACCTGTGGGTGACGTTCCAGACGAACTGAATGAAGCCTCAAGTCAACTCGAAGAGCACGAAGCAGGTTTCGAAGAGATGGTCAATCAGGCTGCTGAACGTGGTCTGTCAGAAGAAACCATTGTTCGTATCCAACAGGAATACGGAGAGGACGGTCTGTCCGAAGAGTCTTACGAAGAGTTAGCCAAAGCTGGTTACTCCAAGTCTTTTGTTGACTCTTACATTCGTGGTCAGGAAGCACTGGTAGAACAGTATGTTCAGTCCGTTATGGAGTATGCTGGCGGTGAAGCACAGTTCCAAGCAATCTACAATCATCTCGAAGTGTCCAACCCGGATGCTGCCGAGTCTCTGATTAGTGCCTTGGAGAACCGTGACCTCGCAACAGTTAAAGCTATCGTTAATCTCGCTGGTGCAAGCCGTGCAAAGACTTTCGGTAAACCTGCTGCCCGTAGTATCTCTAAACGTGCTGTACCTGCTGCACCTGTACGCACCAAACAGTCTGGCTTTGAGTCACAGGCTGAAATGATTGCTGCAATGTCCGACCCTCGCTATCGTCACGACAGTAAGTTCCGTGCGGAAGTTGAGCGCAAGATGATGTACAGTCAGTTCTAAAATTAATACGACTCACTATTGGGAGACACATCCAGATTGAGTGAGGTCTGGTCTGAAGGTTCGAGTCCTTCGTGTTTCCTTTGAGTGATACACAATGAGAACCAACTCGTTTCAAGTAGTACCTCACATTTAAACTTTTATCATAAATCAACAGAAGGAGATTCAACATGGCTAACATGACTGGTGGACAACAGATTGGTAAGGACCAAGGTAAAGGCATGAGCGCTGGTGATAAACTGGCTCTGTTCCTGAAGGTCTTCGGCGGTGAAGTTCTGACTGCATTTACCCGTACCTCAGTAACTATGAACAAACACCTCGTGCGTTCTATTCAGTCCGGTAAGTCCGCGCAGTTCCCTGTGCTGGGTCGTACCAAAGCTGCTTATCTGCAACCGGGTGAGAACCTTGATGACAAACGTAAAGACATGAAGCATACTGAGAAGACCATTAACATTGACGGTCTGCTGACTGCTGACGTTCTGATTTACGACATCGAAGACGCAATGAACCACTATGACGTGCGTTCCGAATATACCGCTCAGTTGGGTGAGTCTCTGGCTCTGGCTGCTGACGGCGCGGTTCTGGCTGAAATGGCTAAACTGTGTAACCTTCCGGCTGCAAGCAACGAGAACATCGCTGGCTTGGGTACTGCAAGTGTTCTGGAAGTAGGCGCTGCGGCTGACCTGCAAGGTGACCAAGTTAAGCTGGGTCAGGCTATCATTGCACAGTTGACTCTGGCTCGTGCCCGTCTGACTAAGAACTATGTTCCGTCTGCGGACCGTACCTTCTACACCACTCCTGATAACTACTCTGCGATTCTGGCTGCTCTGATGCCTAACGCTGCAAACTATCAGGCTCTGATTGACCCGTCTACTGGTTCTATCCGCAACGTCATGGGCTTCGAAGTTATTGAAGTTCCGCATCTGACCGTTGGTGGTGCTGGTGATGACCGTCCGGAAGAGGGTGTGAACCCGACTGGTCAGAAACACGCATTCCCTGAGACCGCTTCTGGTGATACCAAAGTTGCTCTGGATAACGTTGTTGGCCTGTTCTGCCACCGCTCTGCCGTTGGTACTGTTAAGCTGAAAGACATGGCGCTGGAACGTGCTCGTCGTGCTAACTATCAGGCTGACCAGATTATCGCTAAGTACGCGATGGGTCACGGTGGTCTGCGTCCTGAAGCAGTAGGCGCGCTGGTTTTCAAAACGGCTTAACTTCTCGCAAACTCGTAGGGGACACTGAGTCTCCTACTGAAGTTGAGCAAGAGCTAACGCCACAACAGAAAGCCGCTCGTACCCGTGCTGCTAACAAGGCGGCGAAACTGGCTGCTGCACAGTAAGTAAACTATATGAAACCCCTTGGGTGCCTTCGCGGGTGCTTGAGGGGTTTTTTCGCTACAACAGGAGGATACCAACATGCGTTCCTATGAAACAACCCTAGAGACTGGGGAAGAGTTAGCTGCGGTCAATGACATCTTGTCCTCTATCGGTGAACCGCCAGTCTCCACTTTGGAAGGTGATGCTAACGCCGATGTCGCTAACGCACGTCGAGTTCTCAATAAGATTAACCGTCAGATTCAGTCGAAGGGCTGGACGTTCAACATTGAGGAAGGCCAACAGTTGCTGCCTGATGTGTTCAACGGATTGATTCCCTATATGTCTGACTACCTGTCCGTACTGTCTGAAGGAGGCGCGACCGCTTACGTTAACCGTGGTGGTTACGTCTATGACCGGACTACAGGAACCGATGTGTTCCAGAACCCTATCACTGTGACCATCATTAAACTGAGAGAGTTCTACGAGATGCCTGAATGCTTCCGCTCCTGGATTGTCACTAAAGCTGCCCGTCAGTTTAACAACAGGTTCTTCGGTGCACCTGAGATTGACGCTGTGTTGGCTGAAGAGGAACAGGAAGCGAAGATGCAGTGTGCCGAGTACGAACTGGACTTCGGTAACTTCAACATGCTTGATGGTGATGCCTTCACTGGTGGTCTGCTGTCTCGTTAATGATAATAATTTAAGGAGGTCTCTAATGGCTCTTATTTCACAATCCGTCAAGAACCTGAAAGGCGGTATCAGTCAACAGCCAGACATCTTAAGGTTCCCCGAACAGGGTGCCGAACAGATTAACGCTTGGTCGTCTGAGACTGAGGGTCTTCAGAAGCGTCCACCTTTTGTCTTCACTAAGACCATTGGAGACCAGAATGCCCTTGGTGCCAAACCTCTCGTTCACCTCATCAACCGAGATAGTGTCGAACAGTATTACGTAGTGTTTACCGGACAGGGTGTTCGAGTGTTCGACCTCAATGGTAAAGAGTATACTGTGAAGGGTGACTTGTCCTACGTGAAGGTAGGGAATCCACGAGATGACTTAAGGATGGTCACTGTGGCTGACTATACGTTTATCGTAAACCGTAACATGGTGGTACGCGCTGACACTGCCCCTCTGTATAGCCTAAAGGAGAATGGAGACTGTTTGATTAACGTCCGTGGTGGTCAGTATGGGCGTACACTGGCATTCACTATCAACGGTGTACGTATCTCATACAAGATTCACAACGGTGTCGGTGATGGTGCTGAACAGGCTGTACAGGAGACAGACGCACAGTGGCTCGTTAAGAAACTAGCTGGCCTTGCTCGTGCTCACGGTTCCTTTAAGGACTGGAAGTTCGACGAAGGGCCGGGGTTCATCCATGTGATTGCTCCGGGTAACAGCCAGATTAACTCACTGTCCACTGAAGATGGCTACGCCAACCAGTTGATGAACGCAGTGATGCACACCAGCCAGTCATTCAGTAAGTTGCCCCTTGAGGCTCCTAATGGATACACAGTGAAGATTGTAGGTGACACCTCTAAGACTTCCGACCAGTTCTACGTTCAGTACGACAACGTGAAGAAGGTGTGGAAAGAGGTGGCTGGTTGGGGAGTACAGAAGGGACTCAATGGTGACACGATGCCTCATGCTCTTGTGCGTCAGTCTGATGGTTCATTCCAGATGCAAGCCCTTCCGTGGTCACAGCGTACCTGTGGCGACATGGATACTAACCCTACTCCGTCTATTGTTGACCAGACGATTAACGATGTGTTCTTCTTCCGTAACCGCTTAGGGTTCCTTGCTGGTGAGAACATTGTGATGTCCCGTACATCCAAGTATTTCTCATTGTTCCCTGCGTCCGTGGCTAACCTATCCGACGATGACCCGATTGACGTAGCAGTGTCCCACAACCGTATCTCTATCCTGAAGTACGCTGTACCGTTCTCCGAAGAGTTACTCCTATGGTCAGACCAAGCACAGTTCGTGTTGTCTGCTCAAGGTATCCTCTCTCCGAAGTCCGTAGAGTTGAACCTCACGACCGAGTTCGATGTGTCAGACCGAGCGAGACCTTTTGGTGTTGGACGTGGTGTTTATTTTGCGTCACCTCGTGCTTCCTACACGTCACTGAACCGTTACTATGCGGTACAGGATGTTAGCTCCGTGAAGTCTGCTGAGGATATGAGTGCTCACGTTCCAAGTTACATTCCGAACGGTGTGTTCTCCATTCGTGGCTCCGGTACTGAGAACTTCATCTCCGTGCTCTCTGCGAACGCTCCGAGTAAAATCTTCCTGTACAAATTCCTGTACCTCAACGAAGAGATTGCTCAACAGTCGTGGTCACATTGGGAACTTGGAAGTAACGTAACGGTTCTGGCTTGTGACTCTATCGGGTCCACCATGTACCTTGTGCTGCGCAACCAGTCCCACACTTGGATGTGCCGCGCTCACTTTACGAAGAACAGCATTGACTTCCCTGATGAGCCTTATCGTCTGTACATTGACAACAAGATGAAGTACGTGATTCCTACAGGTTCCTATAATGATGATACCTACACGACCACTATCAAGCCTGTGGACATCTACGGGATGAAGTATTGGTTGGGTAAGTTCTACATCGTGGCCTCTGATGGTTTAGTCTCGTGGTTCGACCAGCCGCGTGGTGGGTGGCCTGATGGTGTTCCTGTCCTGTCTATGAATGGGAACCGAGAAGGTGAGACCATCTACATTGGGATGGCAATTGACTTCCGCTACGTGTTCTCTAAGTTCCTCATCAAGAAGACCGCTGACGATGGGTCTACGGCTACCGAGGACATTGGTCGCTTGCAGCTTCGACGCGCATGGGTTAACTATGAGGACTCTGGCGCATTCGTTGTGGAAGTGGAGAACACCTCTCGACTGTTCAGCTATGACATGGCGGGTGCTCGCTTGGGTTCCAATGCGTTACGCTCTGGTGGACTTAACGTTGGTACAGGTCAGTTCCGCTTCCCGGTTGCTGGCAACGCACAGTTGAATGAGGTCCGTATTATCTCTGACCACACTACACCACTAAACGTGATTGGATGTGGCTGGGAAGGTAACTACCTACGTCGTACTTCTGGTATCTAAATAGAAACACCCCGACTCAATAAGTGAACAATACGACTCACTATTGGGAAGGGGTTTTATACTATAGGAGAGAAACTCTATGTTAATAATCAGACCTGCCAAAGAATCAGACTTCGAGAGATTCACACCGTCACCTGAAGACATCGCTGAGGCAAAAGCCTATGGCATTGAACCCTCATTTCCACCAGCCTCTGAGTGTGTCACTATGTCTCTTCATGGGATGCCTGTGGCTATTGGTGGTAACTGTGGAGACCAAGTGTGGTTCGTAACGTCTGCCCGTGTGTGGAAACTGAGCATGAAGACACGAAGAGAGTTCCGCAAGCTCATTCTAGAGTACCGCGATACGATGCTAAAACAGTATCCAATAATCTGGAACTATGTCTGGATAGGCAATAAGTCCCACATTAGGTTCTTGAAGTCTATCGGCGCAGTATTCCACAATGAGTTTACTGGTGACAGTAATCAATTCCAACTATTCACAATAGGAGGTTAACTATGTGCTGGATGGCTGCAATCCCTATCGCTATGCAAGGCGCTTCCATGATTATGGGAGGTATGCAGGGTGAACAGGCAAAGGCCGCACAGATTGACCAAGGTCGTCGTCAAAGTATGCAGATGCTGAAGGAGATGAACTACAACGAAGCTAACCTTAAGTTAGAATCTCGTGACCTCATTGACTCCACCGTGCAAGAGATGACCCAATCGAATATGAACCGTGTGAGAAACATGGGGACTATCCGCGCGGCAATCGGTGAAGGGATGCTTGAAGGTAACTCTATGGAACGTGTAACCCGCGTTACCGAGGGTGACTTCCTTCGAGAGTCTCAAGGTCTCACTGAGAACTACCAACGTGACTATAGTGTCATCTTAGGGAAGCGTTTAGCTAACCATGAGAACACCGTGAGTCAGATTAAAGAAATCAACAAGTCCGAGCCAAAACTCAAAGGCCGTTTAGAGCAAATCATCGACCCATTAGGTTTGGGCATGGGTAAGCTGGCTGGCATCGCAACCGCTGGTGGACTCTTCGAGGGCAAGCTGGCTAAGAAGGCTACCGCTAAGGTTAAGGCTTCGGATGCTAAGTCAACAGGCCAAGGCAAATAAAGGAGGTACGGTTTATGAGTAAGTTAGCGCAAGCATTGGGTAGCATGAACTCTCCGGCTGCTAGTCGTCTGCGCGGCACTGGTCGTATGGAAGTTAAGGCCGCAACAGTCTATGAAGACCCTAAGTATGCCAAGAAGTCCGCACTGATTGGGACTGTGGGTAAACTTGCTGAGATGGGTGCGGATGCCTATATGAAGTATGACCAGCACCAGAAGGACAAGGCAGACGAACGCTCTAACGAGATTATTCGTAAGCTGACTCCTGAGCAACGTCGAGAGGCCATTAAGAATGGGACACTGTTATATCAGGATGACCCATATGCGATGGAAGCACTTAAGATTAAGACTGGTCGTAACGCTGCGTATCTCGTAGATGATGAAGTGGCACAGAAGGTGAAGAACGGTGAGTTCCGTACTCGTCAAGAGTTGGAAGAGTTCCGTCACAATCGCCTACAAGAAGCCGCTAAGAACTATGCGGAACAGTTCGGCATCGACGAGACTGATGAGCACTATCAGAAAGGTTTCAACTCCGACATCACTGAACGTAACATCGCCCTCTATGGTGCTCACGATAACTTCCTGAGTGACCAAGCTAAGAAGGGTGCTGTCATCAACAGTCGCGTAGAGTTGAACTCTGTGTTGAACGACCCGGAAACCCTACGTTCCCCATATGCTGGTGAGTTCTTTGAGAACTACTTCACCGCTGGATTGACGACAGGGAGTATCCCTAGTGATGACCAAGCGTTCACCATGATTAGCCAAGGTCTCTCTGACGTGGTTAACCGTGAGGGTGGTGGTCAGTTCCTCCAACAAATTGAGAACCGTAAGGTCAAACTTCACGGCAAGGAGACTACCTTCAAGGAACTGATGGGTGCCGAACAGTGGAACAACTTGATGGTCAAGGCTCAACATAATGAGTTCCAGTTGAATGCCAAGAAGACAGAGGCGTTCCAACTTAATGTGAACTCAGCGTTGAACCAAGAGAACGTCAATACTGGCTGGGAACAGCTTCAGTCTATCAAGGCAGAACTGGATACACTGCAACCGGGCGAAGAGATGACACCTGAACGTCAGACTCTAATCAACGCACAGACGCAGATGCAGGACCGCATGAAGCGAGAGACCGCTGAGTTAGCCAAGGAAATGGATAAGCAACAGAAGTCCATGAACAAGATGAACGTCATTGACGCACAGTTCCAGAAGCGACTCAATGGTCAGTACGTGTCTACTGCGTATGGCGATATGCCAACCAACGAGAACACTGGTGAGTTTACTCATAGTGATATGGTTAACTACGCTAACAAGAAGCTGGCTGACATTGATGCTATGAACATCCCTGATGAACAGAAAGACCGCATGAAGTTGGACTACCTAAAGGCTGACTCCGAGAAGGGTGCCTTCCGTACTGCGGTTGGTGAACTGATTGGTGACGCTGAGAAGGAATGGACATCCGCTGTGATTAACGGGAAGATGCCCGAAGATGGTGGAGTGGCACTTAATGCCCTACGCCGTGTTCGTAATGCTGACCCTGAGTTGTTCGCTGCGCTGTATCCTGATAAGGCCGAGATGTTCCTCACTATGGACATGATGGACAACCAAGGGATTGACCCGCAAATCCTGCTGGATGCAGATAAGGCTCGACAGTCTCTTACCAAAGAGATGCAGTACGAGGATGACAAGGCTTGGGCTTCGCTGAAGAACAACTCCGAGTCTCCCGAACTGTCCCGTATGCCAGCAACCTTGGACGCTGGTGCTCGTAAGATTTATGACTCTGTGAAGTACCGTACTGGCAATGCTGATATGGCGATGCAACAGGTCGATAAGTATCTCAAAGAGAACACAACAACTCTAACTGCTGGTGATGTTGATGGTGATACCATTGGTGTCTTAACGATAAACTCTTTGCGTGTGACGGATGACCCGGACTCTTGGAAACAAGGTAAGGACATTATCGACACAGCCGCTAAGAAACTCGCTGAGACTAACCCTTGGGTGACTAACAAGCAACTCACTGTGTTTGAGCGTGGTGACTCTATCTACCTGATGGATACAACCGGACAGATTAACATTCGGTATGACAAGAAGTTGCTCTCTAAGATGTACCAAGAGAACCAAGCGAAGCTGGACGAGGAAGCCCGTAACAAGGCACTCAAAGATGCCAACAAGCGAACCATACATACACGAGCTATGAACCGCAAGCGTGAACGTGAAGCTAAGAAGCCTAAGCGCTCTGGCAGCATGTACGATAGCGTGAGTGGCAAAGGTATTCTGGATACGCTGACTGGTAAAGACTAACAGACCACGATAGGAGGTTCCAAGTGGATAAGTATAACCCGAACGAACCGCATGAATATGATGCGTTATTTCAACAAGCTGCTGACACACATGGAGTCTCCTATGGCCTTCTTCGGAAGGTCGGTTGGGTAGAGTCCCGATTCAAACCTACGGCCCAATCACCAACAGGGCCACGAGGTGTCATGCAGTTCACTAAGGCAACTGGTCAGGCTTACGGCCTACAGTCTGATGAGGACTTCAACGACCCGGCTAAGTCAATCGATGCAGGTGCTCGTTACCTTGCAGACCTCGTTAAGAAATACAATGGGGATGAACTTAAAGCTGCACTAGCGTACAACCAAGGCGAGGGACGTACTGGTAAACCTCAATTGGAAGCCTATGACTCCGGTAACTTTGCTGGTATCGGTGACGAAGGGCGTAACTATCTTCGCTCACTTCTGGATGTCGCTAAGTCTCCTAAGAGTGGTGACATTGAGTCCTTCGGTGGTATCACCCCAAAGGGTAAAGGGATTCCGTTCGATGCTGCTATGAGTGGTATCGGGAAGAAAGGAAAGGTAACTACAGAACTCCCTGAGTCTCACTCAATGTCCTTTCAAGGTAAAGAACAGGCCGCTCCCAATCAGCCGTTCGGTAAAGACTATTGGGAAGCAAAAGGAACAACTCTTGACGAAGCCAATGAGCGTTCAACCTTCTTCGGATTCGGTAGTGCTGCTGAAGCAGAACTCTCCAACTCAACCTTGGGTGTTGCCTTCCGTGCTGGTAAGCGTGACAATGGTTTTGATGTGCTCACTGATGTACTTCAACCGACACGGTTTAATAGCCACATATGGTCGCCTGAAGAACTGGAGAAGATTCGGACTGAAGTAAAGAACCCTGCGTACATGAACGTTGTACTCGGTGGTTCCGCTGAGAACCTTGACGAGCTAATCAAAATGGCTAACGAGAACTTCGAGGCTGATGCTAAGGCTGCTGATGCTGGACTTGGTGCCAAGCTGTCTGCTGGCCTGATTGGTGCTGGTGTGGACCCGTTGACCTACGTCCCACTCGCAGGGAGTACAGCCAAGGGATTCAAACTGGTGAACAAGGCATTGATGGTGGGTGCTCAAGCTGGTGCACTTAACGTTGCCTCTGAAGGTCTGCGTACATCGGTTGCAGGTGGCAATGCACACTATGCTGAAGCTGCCCTTGCTGGGATGTTACTGGCTGGTGGACTGACTGCTGTGGCAGATGGTGTTGCCGCTGGTCTCCGTAAGTCTGGTGCTGAACAGATTGAGAACCCCTTTGCTGCTGCACAGATGCGCTTTGAGGCTCGTGAGACTGCACGTAACACTGGTGGTTATGACGCAAGCCGTATGCCTCCTAGTGAAGACCGAGTGTTCTCACAGCACAACGGCGTTGAGTATGCACCACTGGAAACTGAACCGGGTGCTGTAGTGCTGCGTGATGGTTCCATTATTAGTGATACTAACCTAGCGAACCCTATGACAGCCAGAGAGTTTGCCGAGGTAGACCCTGAACGTGCTGCTTGGGGATTGCCTATGCGTGGCCTGAGTGAAATCGGCTTGAGAACTCTACGTTCTGAACACGCTGAAATCCGTGGACTAGCTAAGGACTTAGTGCGCTCACCTACAGGTATGGAGTCTGGCTCACATGGTAAGTTTGGGGCTACCGCCTCAGACATCAAAGAGCGCCTACACAGTAACAACCAGCGAACCTACAATGACCTCTATGGTGCAATGAAGGAAGCGATGGCTGACCCTGAGTGGTCTGTGGGTATGTTCAAGAGTGGTGCTCAAGGTGCCCGTCAAGAAATCTATCGTCGTGCTGCTGTGGCTATCGAGAGACCTGAACTTCAGGCCAACTTGACAAAGGCAGAACGTAAGGTGATGGACATCATGAAGGAACACTTTGACCTCAAGCGTGAGATGATGGAGAACCCGTCGATGTTCGGTAACAAGGCCAACTCTATCTTCCCTAACAGTCGTCACAAAGGGACTTACGTTCCTCATGTGTACTCACGGGAAGCCAAGCAGTTGTACTCACAGGCTCTTGGGGGTTCTGATGGTTTACAGGAAGCGATTGCTGCAAGCTGGATGACATCCTATCATTCACGTCCTGAAGTTAAGGCCCGTGTTGATGAATACCTTAAACAGGTTAACAGTGACGTTTTCTCCAAAGCTGAAGCTGATGCCAAACTTGCGGCTGACACTGAGAACTTCCTCAGAAGCCAAGAGTCTGTCGACACAGCCAGTTACCAGATGAAACTGGACGATGCAGCTACACAGGCAAGTGATAAGGTAGCAGAACTAAAAGACGTCCTGACCAACGCTGAGAAGCGAGTTGCGGACCGTGAAAGGAAACTCCAGAACTCCAAGGACAGACTGGCTTCGCATGAGGCTAAGCTGAAGGAGTTGGAAGAAAAACTAGCTGCTAAACCTAATAGCAAAACCATTCCTGTTAAGATTGAGAGCCGGAAGCAGATGATTGAGACCCAGAAGTCTCACGTCCGTGTTAACACAGAGCGTCTCGAATACATGAAAGGACAGGCTACTAAGGTCCAAGACAGAATCACCAGAGCCACCGCCGAAGCTGAAGAAGCCGCCTCTGCTGCCAAAGGTGCACAAGCTGCTCCGGCTAAACCTTCAGAGCGCCAGAAGTTTGGCACAGACGAGAAGGTGGAACCAAAGGTAGACGAAGAGGCTATGCTTAGTCAGATGGCTGAGAAGTACGCTATGGACAAGGCTTATGGTATTGCGAAGACCGATGAGTTCAACTCTTCAAGTGTCATTGACGATAACATTGAGGGTCTCGTTGGGATTGAGAACAACTCATTCCTTGAAGCCCGTAACCTGTTTGATTCTGACATGCCAGTCACTCTACCGAATGGACAACAGTTCTCTGTGAATGACCTCCGTGACTTCGATATGAAGCATGTGATGCCAGCATATGACCGCCGTGTTGATGGTGATATTGCTATCATGGGAGGTACAGGCAAGACTACTGCTGAACTCAAGGACGCTATCATGGCTCTTGATAAGAAGTCTGAAGGTAAAGGCACAATGAAAGGTGAAGTGGAAGCACTTAAGGATACCGTTAAGATTCTCACTGGTCGTGCTCGACGTAATCAGGATACTGTAGGTGACACTATGGTTCGTGCTCTGTCCGATATGTCCTTCTTTACGAAGAACGCATACATGGGCTTGCAGAACCTAACTGAAATCTCCGGTATGTTGGCGAAGGGTAATATCCGTGCGATGCTTCATGGCATTCCGGCACTGCGTGACTTAGCGTTCCGCAACAAGCCAGTCTCCGGTAAGGAACTCAAAGAACTCCACTCTATGGTGTTCGGTAAAGAGTTCGACCAGTTAATCCGACCGACTCGTCAAGACATCATTCAGCGACTCCGTGAGTCAACTGATACACCTGATGTTGCAGCAAAGGTTGTTGGGACCATTAAGCACACAACTCAAGAACTGGCTGCTCGCTCACCTCTAACCAAGTTCCTCAATGGTACGTCAAACTACCTTCTGGACATGGCCCGTCAGGGTGTTATGGGCGATGTGGTAACTCATGCTATCACTGGTAAGGGTGCCAACAAGTGGATTAAAGGTGACATGCTGAAGTCGGCGAGTATCTCTAAGGAACAGTGGGAAGGCATTCAGTCTCTCATCCGGGAGAACGTGACTCGTGGTGAAGATGGTAAGTTCACCTTCAAGGATAAGAAGGCTCTGGCTAATGACCCTCGTGCTATGGACTTATGGCGTTTAGCTGATAAGGTTGCTGATGAAACGATGCTCAGACCTCATAAGGTTTCCTTACAGGATTCCCATGCGTTTGGTGCTACCGCTAAGTTAGTCCTTCAGTTTAAATCGTTTGTCATCAAGTCGATGAACTCTAAGTTTATCCGCTCTGGCAACGAAGCCTTTAAGAACCATCGCGCTATGGACATGGCTCTGACCTATGCTATCTCTGGTGGTCTTGCCGGTTCCTACTACGTGGCACAGGCTCACTTGAAAGCTGCTGGTCTTCCTAAAGAGCAACAGAAGGATTACTTGAAGAAAGCTCTCGACCCGAAGATGATTGCCTACGCAGCGGCCTCCCGAAGTTCACACCTTGGGTCGCCTCTGAGTATCGCTAACTTCGCTATGGGTGCTGCTGGTTACGACCAAGGTCTTATGGTTCGCTCTACGATTCTACCGAAAGGTGATGACAAGCGTGAACGCAATAAGGCGGTGACTTCTCGTGACATGGGTGATTCCATTATGGGCGCTATTGGTGAACAGGTTCCTGCTCTTGGCTTCGCTGGTGCTGCTCTAGCTACTGGTCGAAATGCTTATGGTGTCCTTACGGCTCCTAACAAACCGACCGAGCGTGAGATGATGACTGGCTTAATGAATGCTCACCGAGAGATGATTCCTAACGACCCAATCTCTCAACAGATGCTCATTAAGTTCTATGAGGCCAACGGTGTTCACATTAAGGCTGACAAGAAGTAAACAATACGACTCACTATTGGGGAAGGCTCTCACAGCTTCCCTCCTATTATACCTAACCGAAAGGAGGCTACAGATGGCTAACAAAATTTCCACTGTACGTACTTACCCGCTGAACGGTGCCGTGAACTTCACGATTACCTTTGAGTATTTAGCACGTAAGTTCGTCCAAGTGACACTCATCGGGAAAGACCGTAAAGAGTTGGTTCTTAATCAGGACTATCGCTTTACCACTAAGACCCAAATCACAACCTCCCGTTCGTGGACTGCTGCCGATGGTTATCAGATGATTGAGATTCGTAGATTCACTTCTGCAACCGACCGTCTGGTTGACTTTGCTGATGGCTCAATCCTTCGTGCGTATGACCTTAACATCTCACAGATTCAGACGCTGCACGTAGCTGAAGAGGCACGAGACCTAACTGCGGATACCATTGGTGTCAACAATGATGGTCACTTGGATGCCCGTGGTCGTAAGATTGTGAACCTAGCGTTCGCTACTGGTGACTATGATGCTGTCCCACTGAAGCAAGTAAAAGAGCGCGAGTCGTCTGCTTGGAACGCTGTGACCAAAGCTGATGAACATGCTAACCGTTCTAACAAGGAAGCTAACCGCTCACGTGATGAAGCTGACCGTGCTAAACGTGAAGCTGACCGCTCAACGCAACAGGCAGGTGTCTCAACGCAACAAGCAGTTGAGTCCAAGAAGCAAGCTGACCGTTCCAACTCTGAGGCCAACCGAGCTAAAGGTTATGCTGATAGTATGACCGCAAGTGTCGCTGAGGCCAAGAAGCAAGCTGACCGTTCCAACTCTGAGGCCAATCGTGCCCGTGATGAGGCCAATCGTGCTGCCGGAGAAGTGACTAAAGCTGCTGCTGAGGTTGCCAAGGCTGCTGCACATGTTGAGACCGCTAAAGGACATGCAGACCGTGCTAACACTGAGGCTAACCGCTCTAAGAGTGAAGCTGACCGTGCTAAGACTGAGGCCGACAAGTTAGGCAGCATGAATGCACTTGCAGAGGCCATTGACAGGGTTGAGGATAGTGATGTTTACTTTAAAGGCAAGGTAGGCTCTAGTGTTTTAACGCTCCACAATGATGCTAGAGGCGATGACACACAACCAGTTGATTTAGTATGGAATCAGTGGCGTGGACAGGGCGCTAAGGATACCGTATGGGAACAGTGGATTCAGGCTGGTACAAAACGCATGGACTTCTATGTGTTTGGAAATACAGACCCTTCTACGTGGCCTGATGGTCGCTCCAATGGGCACGGTCGTCATGACTTCTATGGGGGATTCCACGCTCACCATGACTCTCGATTCTACCAGAACGTCTCTATGGATGGGTATCTTCGAGTCTCTAAGTATATTAGGGCTGACGAGAGATTCTACACTGAGTCAACTTTTGGGTCAGGAGGGTTTGCAAGCCAGTTGAATAACAATGCCCCTTACTCGCAAAGCCTCCCCGGAAATCAGGATGGCAACGTGTATTACCCTATGATTAAACAATATGGTAGACGCTCTAATGGTTATCCGGCGGCATTCTCTATTGGCATGGTATCGAAAGGTAGCAACAACTTTCATGAGGGTATCATCCAACTTAAGGGAGACGGGGGTCATGACCACACACTGACCATGACGATTGATGGACTGCTATCTAGTAATAAGGGGTGGTATATCCCGCCTGATGGTAACTTATACATCAAGAAGTATGGGTCTTATATCGACGCTTGGGTAAACAAACGCCTTGGCGAACATGCCTACAACAAGAGCGAGACGAACAACCTAGTGAATGGTCGATTGACACAAGCCCAAGGCGATGGTCGCTATGTCCGCAAGAACGCTGGGTGGGCTGAGGTCTGGAAAGGCTCTGCTGGTGGCGGTGTTTCCGTAGGTCTCTCACAGGATGTCCGATGGAGAACCATCTGGATTCAAACCAACGGTCGCTGGAACCCTGTTCAGATTGGGGATAATGGGGCTTACTATATCTCGTCTATGGGCGGCTGGTTGACCTTTACAATCTCTAACAACGGGCGAACTTTCCGTAACGACCAAGACAACCGTTCAGTCCCTACGCGAATCTTAGTTCAAAACCAATAACGGACAACACTACGACCACGGATGGTCTCAACAATAAGGAGGACACAATGTTGTCTTTAGACTTTAACAACGAGGTAGTGAAGGCTGCTCCGATTGTAGGGACAGGGGTTGCTGATGGTGCTGCCAGACTGTTCTTCGGCCTGTCCCTCAACGAGTGGTTCTATGTAGCCGCAATTGCCTACACAGTGGCTCAAATTGGTGCCAAGGTAGTCGATGTGATTATCAAATGGAAGAAGGAGGGCAAAGATGTCTAACGATAAATCTTTGATTCAATTCCTTGAGATGCTGGATACTGAGATGGCTCAACGTATGCTGAAAGACCTTCAGGATGACGATAAGCGCACACCTCAACTGTATAACGCTATCGGGAAACTGTTAGAGCGCCACAAGTTCCAAGTCTCCAAGTTACAGCCAGACCGTAACATCCTTGGTGGACTGGCAGATGGACTCGAAGAGTACCAGAACCTAGTGGGTGCTGATGGTCTCACTGAAGATGAGAAGTACACGCTAAACTGATGGAATAACTCAAGGCCGCTACATCTAGTGGTCTTTATGATATTTCAACACAACTCACGGTAACGCTACGTGAAATCTGAAAATATGGGAGGGTAGTTATGCTCAAGAATTTAAAGAGCTACGCCATAATCGCTGCGTTTGCCTTGGGTGTTACCCTTGCGTATAACCACGGCTATGACAAAGCTAACACTAAATGGGAACAGGAGGTGCACAATGAGTACGTTAAGAAAGTTAAGGCGACTGAGGATAAACAAGCTGCTATCAACGAAATCTCACGACAATACCAAGAAGACCTTGCGGCGCTGGAGGGCAGCACTGATAGGGTCATTAATGATTTGCGTAACGATGGTAAGCGCTTGCGCG